AAATCGAAGGCATCGCAACGACGCCGACGACCGATCTCGCCGACGACGTCGTTGAACCGAAAGGCGCGCGTTTCACGTTGCCAATGCCGTTGTTGATGCAACACGACGCGACGCCGGCCGGCTCGATCGGGCACGTGATCGAGGCGAAGGTGACGAGCGAGGGCATCCGCATCCGCGCGAAAGTCGAGCGTGATCCGGCGTTGCCAGAGCTCGATAAGGCATGGGCCCGGATCAAGAAAGGGCTCGTGCGTGGCTTGTCGATCGGTTTCAAAGGCATCGACACCGAACCGATCAATCCGAAAGATCCATTTTTCGGAGGCACGCGTTTCAAGGCGTGGCAATGGCTTGAGCTTTCCGCCGTCGTCATTCCGGCAAATCAAGACGCTTCGATTGTTGCAATCAAGTCGATCGCACAGGCCGCGCCCGGCCACAAAGCGATCGACTCCATTCGTCCCGGCGCCGCGGGCAATTCATCACTCAATCAAACGAGGGTCAACATGAATCTAGTTGCTGATCGTTTGGCCGAGCGTGAAGGCCAGCGCGCCGAAAAAGCGGCGCGGGTGCAGGAGCTCACGCAAAAGTGCGACAGCGATTTCGACAAGCTCGAAGCAAACGAGCTCGGCGAGCTCGACACGCTCAACATCGAGATCGACGCGCTCGATCGCGACATCACACGCGCCCGCGGTTCACTGCGTGCGCAAAACGCCGCAAAGGCCGTGCCGAGTGCGGCGGGCACCGATCCGGAGCTTTCGTTTCGGCTGCGGCGCGGCGATGCCGTGATGAAATCGAATCTCGCGCCCGGCACGCTGTTCACGCGGGCGGTGATCGCGAAGGCGCGCGCCATCAAGGCGCATGCGGCGATGTCGGACGCGGCCGAATGGGCGCGTCGGACGTGGCCGGATACGCCGGAAGTCGCGGCGTACATGAAGGCGAATCCGGGCACCGGCCTCTCGGGCAACTGGGCCGAAGAGCTCAACATTGTGAGCACCGTCGAGGGCGAGTTTCTGGCCGCGCTGCGGCCGGCAACGATCATCGGTCGCTTGAATCTGCGGCCGTCGGCGTTCAACGTGAAACGCATCGTGCAAAACGCAACGAGCGGTGCGAACTGGGTTGGTCGCGCGCAACCGAAACCGGTCAGTGAGGGTAGTTACGACACGGTGCAAGTTGACCAATCGAAGATCGCCGATATCGTCGTGTTGACCGATGATCAAATCATGTCGTCGGTTATCGATTCGGTCGAAGCGACGCGGCAAGACTTGATCGGGCAGATTGCGCAGTTTGCCGACGAGCAATTCACCGATCCGTCGGTCGCTGCGGTTGCCAACGTCAATCCGGCGTCGGTGACGAACGGTGTCACCGCCGTGCCGGCCAGTGGCGCCGATGCGGCCGCGTTGCGCACCGATCTGCACACGCTGTTTCAGAAGTTCAACTCGGCGAACATTCCAGTTTCCGGCATTGCGCTCGTGATGAATTCGTCGACCGCGTCGGCAATCGGCATGATGAACAACGCGCTCGGGCAACCGGAATTTCCGGATGTTTCGGTCGCGGGCGGAAGTCTCCGCGGTTACAACGTCATCGTATCCGACAACGTGTTCGGCAATTCGACGTCGAGCATCATCATTGCGATCAAGCAATCCGAGGTGTTGCTCGCGCAAAGCGGCGGCATTCGGGTTGACATGTCGCGCGATGCGACGATCGACATGTCGGGCGGCAACTCGCCGACGTATTCGCTATTCCAAAAGAATAGCGTTGCGCTGCGCGGTGAATGGTGGGTGTCGTGGAAGAAAGCGCGCCCGCAGGCCGTGCAATACATCAGCGGAGCGGCGTACGCGCCGTAATGTGGCAACTCTGCTGCAACGGACCGACGGCGCTGCGGTGCCGTCGGTTTCCGAACGCCTCGCGCATATCGAGCACGAGCTCGACGTGCAACGCAAGATGGTGCTTCGACTCACCGAGGCGCATTGCAACCTATTGCACGCCGTTGCCGTGTTGGCTCGCAACACCGGCGACGAAACGGTGCACTGAAAATCACGCCATGCTCGAACGAATGATCGCGCTCAAGCGCATACCGTACAACCGCAAGACGTACGCGAAAGGCGAGCATTTCCTCGCGACACCGTATGACGCGCGCACGCTCGTGCTCTTCGGCGTCGCGGCGCGCGCACCGGACAACGCAACACTGTCGGTCGCGTCGGCGCCGACGCCGCCGACACCGACGCCGCCGCCACCGGCGGAACAACAACCGGCACCGGCCGCCGAGCCGGCGAAGCGCAAGCGCGGGCGGCCGCGTAAGTACGAACGCCGCGACATGCTGGCGAAAGAATGAACACCTTGCCGGCGAAACCGCACTTTCGCCGCCGCAACGACGGCACGGCGTTGCTCGTCGGCTATCGCGTCAGCGCGGCGCACATGAAAGAGGCCGGCGATCAGTTGGTGCCGCCGGCGATGTCCGGCTATCGCCCGTATCTCGGCGGCGCCTGGACGACCGTAATCGACGATCCGTATCCGGGCGCGTGGCAACAAAACGTCACGGTGCGCTCGGCGAAAGAGTTGTTGTCGTTTCCGCCGATCTATTCGTGCGTGACGCTGATCGCGGGCGACATCGCGAAACTGCGCATGCGCCTGACGGCGCGCACGCTGGATGGCATTTGGCTTGAGTCGGCCGTTCCGAGCTCGTCGCCGTTTCTGTTGCCGCTGCGGCGGCCGAACGCGTATCAAACGCCGTACGCGTTCACGACAGCATGGATGGTCGCGCGCCTGCTACACGGCAACGCGTACGTGCTCAAGGTGCGCGACAACCGCGGGCTCGGCGAAGGCAACGGCAACGTGCGCGAGCTCTATGTGCTCGATCCGGCGCTCGTTGAACCGCTCGTCGCCGAAACGGGCGAGATTTTCTACCGGCTGCGCAAAGACAATTTGTCCGGCCTCGATGACGAGGAAACGATCGTGCCGGCGTCGGAGATCATTCACGATCGCGTCACGCCGTTATGGCATCCGCTCGTCGGCGTGTCGCCGCTGTTCGCCGCCTCGATGGCCGGCACGCAAGGCATGAACATCGCATCGAATTCGTCGCGCTTTTTCGCGAATATGAGTCGACCGGCCGGCATGCTGATCGCGCCGGGCCCGATCTCGAAAGAGCAAATGGCGACCATCAAAGAGGCGTGGCAAACGAACTATGGCGGCGTCGCGAACATCGGCAAAACGGCGGTGCTCGGCGACGGCATGAAATATGAACCGCTGGCGGTGCCGTTCGATCAGTCGCAAGTCACCGAACAAGCGCAAGACGCGGCGCGATGGGCCGCCATGGCGTTTCACGTGCCGCCGTACAAGCTCGGGCTCGACGGCGGCGTGAAGTTCAACAACATGGCGCAACAGGATTTGGACTATTACAAGCAATGCCTGCAAACGCACATGGAATCGATCGAGCAATCGCTCGACGCCGGGCTCGAGATTCCGGCCGACTATCGCAGCGAGTTTGACGAACGCGGTTTGTTCCGGCTCGATCCGCAGTCGCGCGCGCAGGCGCACGGCGAAGCGATCAAAGCGATGTATCTCGCACCGAACGAAGCGCGCAACGACGAAGATTTGCCGCCGGTCGAAGGCGGCGACGAGCCGATTGCGCAGCAACAGAATTGGCCGCTGTCGGTGCTCGCCAAACGGCCACCGCCCGACGCGAATCCGCAACCGGCACCGGCACCGCCGCCCGCGCCGACACCGGACGAGCAACAGGCCGCGAAAGCGCTCGTGTTGCGTGACGCCGCCGACTTGTTCCGCGTCGCGAATCCGCACTCGCTGAAAGTCGTCAATGGCTGATTCCGCCGCGGTTGAGTTGTTCACCGAAGTCGCCGGCTACGTCGAGCGCGCGGTGCGCCCGTACGCCGAAAAGCTCGCCGAGCTCGAAGCGCGGCACGCGATCGAGCTCGCCGATCTCAAAGCGCAAATCGCCGCCCGGCCGGATGCGATCGCACAAGCCGAAATGATCGTGCGGGCAGTCGCCGACGCACTGTCGACGGTGCCGCGGCCGCTGAACGGATTGCCGGGCCGCGACGGCGTCGACGGCCGCGACGGTGCGGATGCGGAGATCGATTACGAGCGCGTCGGCGGCATGCTGAAAGCGTTTGTCGATGCGATACCGCCGGCCGCGCCCGGCCGCGATGGTGCCGACGCCGCGGTTGATTACGACCGCATCGGCGAGGTGATCGCCGTCGCGGTCGAAAAACAGGTCGCGAAATTCCCGGTGCCGCGCGACGGGCGCGACGGTGCGCCCGGCCGCCATG